CAAGACCGAGCTGGCCTACAGGGTCCCAGCCAGTAAGTTTACCAGAAGAAGTATCGTCAAAACCAGTAGTGAAGCCGGCATTGAAACCATCTCGGGTTTGGACACGACCATCGATTGGAAGAACACCGGCGATAACGCCTACGATGGGGAGAAACTCAAACTCCTCGTCCACGATGAATCAGGGAAGTGGGAACGCCCGAACAACATCCTCAATAATTGGCGTGTCACGAAAACCACCCTTAGACTAGGTAGTAGAATTATTGGTAAGTGTATGATGGGATCAACATCAAACGCTTTAGATAAAGGTGGTAGAAATTTTAAAAAATTATACGATGACTCAAACGTCAACAAAAGAAATGCAAATGGACAAACTCGTTCGGGACTCTATTCTCTGTTCATTCCTATGGAATGGAACTACGAAGGATACATTGACTCTTATGGCTTTCCTGTCTTCGACACTCCAAAAGAATCAGTTCACGGACCTCACGGATTACCTATCAAAATCGGAGTCATTGAATACTGGAACAATGAAGTAGAAGGTCTTAAGGAAGACCAAGATGCATTAAATGAATTTTATAGACAGTTTCCACGTACAACAAAACACGCGTTCAGAGATGAGTCTAAATCTTCTTTATTTAATTTAACAAAAATATATCAACAAATAGATTACAATGAAGATGTGTCTAGAAATGGAGTAGTTACTAGAGGTAATTTTCAATGGGAACATGGAGTAAAAGATACAAGAGTTATCTTTATGCCAAATACAAATGGAAGGTTTTATATATCTTGGATACCTGACAGACAATTACAAAATAGAATAATTGATAAAAACGGTATTAAGTATGCTGGCAACGAACACATGGGTGCTTTTGGTTGTGATAGTTATGATATATCTGGAACAGTTGACGGTAAAGGATCTAATGGATCTCTTCACGGATTAACAAAATTTAGCATGGAGAATATTCCTCCTGATCATTTTTTCTTAGAATACATCGCTCGTCCACAAACTGCTGAAATATTTTTTGAAGACGTTCTTATGGCTTGTGTATTTTATGGCATGCCTTTATTATGTGAAAATAATAAACCAAGATTACTTTATCATTTTAAAAGAAGAGGCTATAGAGGTTTCAGCATAAACAGACCTGATAAAGTTTACACAAAATTATCTGTTACAGAAAGAGAAATAGGTGGAATACCTAATTCAAGTGAAGATATAAAACAAGCTCACGCTGCTGCTATTGAAACTTATATAGAAAGTAGAGTTGGGTTTGATGGAGAAGATTACGGAGACATGTTTTTTCAAAGAACATTAGAAGATTGGGCTCAGTTTGATATTAACAATAGAACAAAGCACGATGCATCTATAAGCTCTGGACTTGCTATAATGGCTTGCAATAAAAATAGATATGCTCCTATAGGTAAAATAACAAGAAAGATAGTAAGCCTTGGTATTAAAAAATATAATAACGAAGGTACTTTATCACAAATAATCAAGTAAATGAATATAAACATTAATCCAAACAGTGCTTTCCCTAGTCAAGTCGTATCGAATGCTGAAAAAAGCAGTTACGAATATGGCAAACAAGTAGCCCAAGCAATAGAAAGCGAATGGTGGAGACAAGGTGGTAATGGAACTAGATTTGCTACTTCATATAATAGATTTCATACTTTAAGATTATATGCTAGAGGAGAACAACCAGTACAAAAATATAAAGACGAATTATCTATAAACGGTGATATGTCTTATCTTAATTTAGATTGGAAACCAGTTCCTGTTATTTCTAAATTTGTAGATATTGTTGTTAATGGAATGTCTAATAAAACTTTTGAATTAAAAGCTTTTGCTCAAGACCCTGTTTCATTAATAAAAAGAACTAAGTACGCTGAACAAATATATGAGGATATGTTGACTAAAGAGTACAAGAAAAACGTTTTAGACAATATAGGTATTAATTTATTTAACAAACCTGCTGGTGTTGATCTTCCTGAAACAGAAGAAGAATTAGATTTACATATGCAGCTTTCTTATAAGCAATCTGTTGAGATAGCTGAAGAAGAGGTTATTAATAATACTCTAGATAGAAATAGATTTGATTTATTAAAAAGAAGATTTAATTATGATCTAGTAACTTTAGGTATAGGTTGCGTAAAAACAGGTTGGAATAAAGCAAATGGTGTAACCGTTGAATATGTTGATCCTGCTAGATTAATATATTCTTATACAGAAGATCCAAATTTTGAAGATATATATTATGTTGGAGAAATTAAATCATTAGTTATAGGAGAAATAGCAAAAGAATTTCCTTATTTAAACGATGATCAATTAGATAGAATATCAAAACAAGTAGGTAATAGAGATCAGTTATATGGTTGGACTACTTATGATCCTGATACTATTCAGCTTTTATATTTTGAATATAAAACTTATCATGACCAGGTATTTAAAATAAAACAAACAGACCAAGGACTACAAAAAGCTTTAGAAAAGCCTGACACTTTTAATCCACCACCTAATGATGGTTTTGAAAGAGTTTCTAGAACTATAGAGGTTTTATACAAAGGCGTGAAAGTTATTGGTAACAATGAATTAGTGCAGTGGGAATTAGCTGAAAATATGACTAGACCTTTTGCTGATACTACTAAGATAGAAATGAGCTATGCTATATGTGCTCCTAGAGTTTATCAGGGACGCATTGATTCTTTAGTTAATAAGATAACAGGTTTTGCTGATATGATTCAACTAACGCATCTTAAACTACAGCAAGTTATGTCTAGAATAGTACCAGATGGTGTATTCTTAGATATGGATGGTTTAGCAGAGGTTGATTTAGGTAATGGTACAAATTACAATCCACAAGAAGCTTTAAACATGTATTTCCAAACAGGTTCTATTGTTGGAAGATCTTTAACTCAAGAAGGAGAATTAAACAGAGGTAAAATACCTATACAAGAACTTAGTAGCTCTAGTGGCCAAGCCAAAATACAAAGTTTAATACAAACTTATCAATATTATTTACAAATGATAAGAGATGTAACAGGACTTAATGAAGCTAGAGACGCAAGTACTCCAGATAAAGATGCTTTAGTAGGTTTACAAAAAATGGCAGCTAACGCCTCTAATGTAGCAACTAGACATCTACTACAATCTAGTTTATGGCTAACTGTTAAAACTTGTGAAAATATATCACTTAAAATAGCAGACTCAATAAATTTTCCATTAACTTTAAACGCTTTAAAAAGCAGTATATCTACATATAACACTTCAACGCTAGCTGAAATATCAAAATTAAACTTACATGATTTTGGTATATATTTAGAACTAGAACCTGAAGAAGAAGCTAAAGCTGAAATGGAACAGAATATACAAATAGCTTTAAAAAATGGTGGTATTGATTTAGAAGATGCTATAGACATACGTCAGATTAAAAACTTAAAACTTGCTAACGACGTATTAAAACAAAAAAGAAAAAAGAAAATAAAAAGAGATCAAGCTCAACAACAGAGAATGATAGAAGTACAAGCTAATGCTAATGCTGAAGCTTCTGAAAGAGCTGCTATGGCAGAGGTACAAAAAAATCAAGCCCAAGTAGAATCTGATGTAAATTTAGAAACTGCAAAATCGCAATTAGAAATACAAAGAATGCAACAAGCCTCTCAAATAAAACAATTAGAGATGGAAGTGCAATTTGGATATGACTTACAATTGACACAAGCTCAATTAGGTGCGTCTAGCCAAAAAGAAAAAGAAATAGAAGATCGTAAAGATACAAGAACTAAAATGCAAGCTTCACAACAAAGTCAAATGATAGATCAAAGAAAAAATGATTTATTACCAACTGACTTTGAGAACAAAGACGATGCTAGCGTAATGGATTTTGGTCTAAACGCTCCTATTTAAGTTAGTAATAATTATATAATATTTTATCATGTCAGAATTAGAAGCACAAACACAAGAAGGTGGCAACATGAAAATGAAGTCAAAACCTAAATTTAAAAAATTTGAATCAAGCGAGTTAACTAAAGAACCTATAAAAGTAGATCTTAGTAAACCTGTTGTTAAAACAGAGGATATTCCAAAAGTTGATTTAACTAAAAAACCAGAAACAGATGCCATTCAAATCGGAGAAACAGAGAAGGTGGATGTGGGCGAACAAGCCGGAGATGGCAAAGTCGTGGACACTGGAGGAGAAAAGCCCTCTACAAAGTCCGACTCGCCTATTGAAGAAATTACCGAGGTGGACAAAGAACCACTTCCAACAAAAGAAATAAAACAACCAGAACCACAAGCTCCTAAGATCAATCTACCTGAAAACGTAGAAAAATTAGTTGAGTTTATGAAAGAAACTGGTGGCAACATAGAAGATTACGCAAGATTAAACGCTGATTATTCTAATGTTGATGATAATACTTTATTAAAAGAGTATTATAAAAATACTAAATCTCACTTATCAGACGATGATCTTTCTTTTATAATGGAAGAAAATTTTTCATTTGATGAAGAGATGGATGAGGAGCGAGATATCCGAAAAAAGAAACTCGCAAAAAAAGAAGAGATTGCAAAAGCCAAAAACTTTTTAGAAGGTTTAAAGGACAAGTACTACAAGGAAATCAAGTTGAAACCAAGTAGTAGTTCAGAACAAGATAAAGCTATGGATTTTTTCAATCGATACAACAAAGATCAAGAATTAGCTCAACAAAAGCACAGCAAGTTTATTGACAACACTAAAGAGCTTTTAAACAATGATTTCAAAGGTTTTGATTTCGAAGTTGGTGAAAAGAAATTTAGATATGGTGTCAAAGATCCTAGCAGTGTAGCAGAAAATCAATCAAACATTAACAACTTTGTCGGGAAGTTCCTAGACGCAGAAGGTGACGTTAAAGATACGAAAGGTTATCACAAGGCTATGTATGCTGCTCAAAATGTAGACAAAATCGTGAGTCATTTTTACGAACAAGGTAAAACTGATGGTATTAAAAAAGTGATGGAAGATTCTAAAAACCCAAGTTCTGGCGGTCCACGTCAGTCCGCGGCAGATGGAATTTTTGTTCATGGACTTAAGGTACGTACTATTGATGGGGTAGATAGTTCTAAGTTGAAAATTAAAACAAGTAAATTTAACAAAAACAATTAAAAACTAAAATTATGGGAGTATTAAGTCCTCAATTTGGTAGTTTAGTTCCTTCGGGCTCACCGCAAGTGTTAACTGGAAACTACCTTAATTTTACTGGAGCGGGCGGTGCAAACTTCGCGCAACAATTCCTACCTGAAATTTATGAAGCTGAGGTAGAACGTTATGGAAACAGAACGTTAGGAGGCTTCTTAAGAATGGTTGGCGCTGAAATGCCAATGACATCTGATCAAATCGTTTGGTCGGAACAAAATAGATTACACATTGCTTATGATAACGTTACGTTATTAGCTGGTGGTGGTACAAATTCTATATTACAAATTTTAGACAACGCTGGCGCTGCTGCTGCAGCAACCGGTGCGGTTCGAAATGTTATAATGCCAAATGCAACTGTGGTAATAATGGATCCAAATAATCCTGCTTTTACTGTAAAATGTATCGTAGGAAATTCTGGAGGTGCTCCAGTTAATCCATTAGCTGCTTATTCAACGTTTACTGCTTTTCCATATGGACAAGGGTTTATCGCTGGTGCTACTGCAAATGCTGCTGCAATTACTGGATTAAAGGTATTTGTATACGGTTCTGAATATGCTAAAGGTTCTACTGGACCAAATAACACTAACACAGGTGAATCAATTACTCCTCAGTTAACAACTTTTGTTAACAAGCCAATTATAATCAGAAACAGATACGCTATAAGTGGATCTGATACTGCACAAATTGGATGGGTTGAAGTTGCTACTGAAGATGGTGGTTCTGGATACTTATGGTATCTAAAAGCTGAAGGTGAAACTAGATTACGTTTTGAAGATTACTTAGAAATGAGTATGATTGAAGGTGAACTAAGTGTTGCTGGAGCTGGAGGAGATGGTAGTTTTGCTACTAATATTGCTAGCGTTAATTCTTTTG